TCAGCTATTTGGCAAAAAGCTGTAAAAAGCTTTTCATCATTGTCGGAGCGGCTCATCCGAGCTGTTCCGATGATGATTGGTGGACAATCCCGTGGTTGGGTTAAGGCTGTGTTCCATTTCACTAGGTTAGTGATGAGGATTAAGCATAACCAAGGTTCCAAAGGGTTAGCGATCTTTCTGAAGGCGAACATGCTGTTAATTCAGCGTGTTTTAGCCGGAAGTCAGTTAGCTAACCCTCGGGATGCTGGCGTTGCAACGTCCGTGACTGGTCGGGGGATTCCACGTTGGATACCCGTCTTACATCGTAAGCGGCTCCTTCGCGGAGATCGCATCGTGATTTCTTTCTACCTTGGTCTTCTAACTCTTTACAGAGTAGTCGATTATCGTGGAAAGTTATCACTATCTACGATCACTGACCCTGGGAAGGAAATTAGCCCGGCACTCGTAGCCTCTTTTCGCGAATTCCTCGGAATTTTCGTTAAGTGGTCAAAAGTGTTTGGGATAGTTCCCTATCTCGGGGTCCGTGACCGTGAGGACTCAGCCTTTTGGGGCGACCCGAAAGGTCTGAGAGGTGCGATCCGGTTAGTAGACTTCACTCCCGTTTGGAAGTGGATGTTTACGTCCGGTCCTAATTCCTACTACTCAAAGGTACTCGCAGTGGGTAATGCCTGGATTGATATGATCGCGATTCATTCGCGGCCAAACCTTTTCTGGTTAATTTCTCACATGCGGGCCTTCATCGGTGCTTCGGAACTAACATGGCTTCCCTGGTTCGAAGATGTCATTGCGACGTCTAAGGACTGGTCGAAGTTATGTTTCTCTTCCCGTTCTGCTTCTGGTTCGAACCCCCAGTTCGATCCTGATTCAGAATGGTGCGGAGGCGAAGAGCAGTTCGATGTTGGTAAGCTTTCAGTAGTGGAAGAACCCGGCAAGAAACGAATTGTTGCAATGGTGGATATCTGGACGCAATGGTTACTCTATCCTTTGCACCGCTTTATCTTTGATAAAGTCTTGGGGTTAATCCCTCAAGATGGTACATTCGATCAAGCGAAGCCTGTGAAGGCTTTGCTCGAGCGTGCCTCAAAGGCAGGGCGAACGCATTTTTGGTCTTACGACCTTAGTGCGGCGACCGATAGATTACCCATTACGTTACAGGTACTTGTCCTTGGAGCATTTACCCTTGAGTCGTTTGCCAACACTTGGTCGGCTCTACTAACTGAACGTGACTATCGAACTCCAAAAGAGTTCGCTACCACTTTTGGCAAAGGTTCAACCTCTGTCAGATACAGCGTAGGGCAGCCAATGGGGGCTTACTCCTCTTGGGGAATGCTGGCATGGACCCATCATGCTATAGTCCAATTCGCCGCCTGGCGAGTGGGACATAGATCTTGGTTCACGTGGTATGCAGTGTTGGGTGATGACATCGTGATCTGTGATCGCGATGTAGCAGCCCAATACGTACATCTGATGTCCGAGTTTGGGGTTAAGATCGGCTTTCACAAGTCGATCATTTCCTCGAACTCCTCATTGGAGTTCGCCAAACGGTTTTACTATCGAGGGAAGGAGGTATCTCCTCTCTCTCTTGCTGGTATTTCTGTTGGGTGGTTGGGACCAGGGTTCGTACCCGAAGTCCTCGCCGCTTGCGAAGCAAAGCTTGGTATAGAGATCTCTCTGTATCAGGTGGCGCGGTACGTAGGTGTCGGTTTCAAGGCTGCATCCGCAGCATCCGCAAGGGTGCTGACGGGTCTTCCTCGGATCCTTTCATCCACTCTTCTCCTTCTTCTTAGACCAGGGGCACCGAGAGGTGCTTTCTCACTCTTGGACTGGTATTTAGCCGTCACTATGACGGGTAAGACCAGAGCCAAGGTGCGAGTAAGTGATGAAGAGAAAATCTTCACACTTATTTGGTCGGAAGTGGTTGACTCTGTGTTGGGACCTGCTCTCAAAAGGGTTCGAAGTGTCGTAGATAATCTTTTCATTCCCAATAATGGAAAGAGAAGTTTACCTCGCCAAGAACACCCTATGGGAGACAAGTTTTCAAGCAGATACACCGTTTGGTTTAAGGATGTCGTTAGACCTAGATTTATTTCTAAGTTTACTTCAGCCATAGACCAAGCAGGAGCGATTCTGCGTGAAGCCCGGAAAGTATGGGATAGAGAGCGAGATCTTGCGAAATCGCTTCGTCTCATCGAATCTTGCCTATCAATCCTAGCGCTAGTGCCGACACGGATCAACCTTGTTCGACGTGAAACAGAAGAGACTGAAATCTCTAATGCTAATGTCTTGCAAGTGTTAATACCGCGCTCGGTAAAGCGTTGGAGAAAGGTAGCAAAATTCGTGGAGCGTAAAGCTCCGTCTGGAATTGTTCGACGGAAACGTTCATCTAAAGAGTCTTTCGAGGCTCTCTCGGTGAAACGTCTGTCTAGATTCTAGATGAGATTCTATTCCACCTTATAAGTCCAACCACACTCCATCCCTGGAAAAGATGGTTTTAGGGATGTCTACCGTAACCACACAGGTCAAGAGTTGAACTCTTGAGGCTGTGTGAACAAATAGATAACGCGTCTTAAGCGACACGTGGTCCGGGAAAACCGGTATCTTCGGATGCCGGGGGGTCCGGGTAGCCACGGTCCCCTGTCT